CTGGCTACGACGTAACCTCCATTTTCCCGAGGTCGGCGGTCCAACGTGTAATCCGGTGGACTAAAGATACACGTGGTGCTCGGCTTTCTTAGCCAATCCACGTAGTGTAGAGCTTCAGTCCGTCCTAACCTGCAGCGGTAAACAAACCGCAAGTAGGAGAAGGACACATTGTCAAACTCGCCGAGATAAAGCGGCGTGAGGTCGAAACCCCACGCATATGCAAATCTCTCGATATCTTGCGACATCTGAAGACCCGCATCATCGGGGTAAAAGGGTGGTACAACCCGAAGTTTAAGGTTGTACTGCCGAAACACTTCAGCAAGTAACTCCCAAAGAGCTTTGCCATACACGTACTTAAGCTCGCCGAAGTACAGGATGTACTTCTTCAAAAGCGAGTTCATTATTATGTACAGCCAGGGTTCCATGGAAGATCGCCTGGTGTCTGAGGGGGCCTTTAGATTAAAAGGCCTGACGGGGTATCCTGCGGCAAAATCTCCGCCACAGGACTCTCTGAACTGCTCAGATCCATAGTAGCTCTTCTCAGAGTTTACGTTGAATCCTACCAACTCCATAACCTGGATGTAATCCAGAGCCATGTTGCTGGGCACGATGCAATCGTCGCCGAACACCGAGCACACCAAGAAATCTTCCCATTCCGGGAAGGTGGAGTGCAAGGCGTCTTCGCGAGTCATGCGTACTGCGTGCGCATAAGCCCAGAAGATGAGGGTCTCAAGCGGGAAAGTTGCCGCGTTACCCATACTACTGAACATGCTAAGCGATACTCGTTCACCACGGATCGTGGTTTCAGGACACCGCACAGCATCAAGGTAGTAGAACCAGTCATGTGGAAGGATCCACTTCACTAGCTCATAAGCCACACTATCGGACGCCGAAGCCCAATCGATCGTTGCCTCGCGGCAAGTAATCGAAGACTCCATTGCACGAATTTTGTGCGACTCGGGCAGAGACTCCACATCGAGTCCAACGGCCTTAAGACGCTTATACATCATAGCCATAAGCCCCTGTTGCATGAACATATTAACAGTGGGCTCAACAGCTATAAAGCGTCTCTTTGTGCCGTCTTTCTCGACCGTCGTAGCTCGCGAACCGTCTACAATCTGATACATACGCCCCGTATAGGAGCGATCGCCACGGTTAAATTCATCCATGGCAACCTTCAATCTTGGATCGAAGGTAAGGTATCTTTCAAATAGACGCTTAGCACGGGCTGTAGTCGACAGTGGGTAGGTGCTCTTTGCCTCCAGAGAAGTATCCTGGAAGGGAACACCAATGGAAGACCCACCAGAGTGCTTCGTGCACTCGATGAGCTCATCCTCCCAACAATGACCAAGGACTTGGTTCACAAGAGCGCGAGCTCGTAAGTGAACCTTGACAAGATAGGAGCGGTTGCTCCTCTGGAAGCGGAGATCCTTATCGGGCAGTTGTTCTATAAGCCCAACATTGATCCTCGACATATAGTCGTTCACCTTGCGAAACTTTGCAAAGGCTTCAGACTCCAGTCTATCTTTGTCATGGTCTAACGGAAGATACTTCCGAAGAAGCTCCTCCTTCTGTCGGTATACTGCTTGCGCAGCACCCGGCCCTAGGTTTGCCTCATACTCCTGTAGGAGGTCACCTAGATCGCGATGGATCGCCTGGGAGATTCTTGTTGAAATCTCGTCAGGGTTAAAGAGCTTTCGTTTCTTTAACGTCCCCTTACGGTTCGCTTTTTTGCCGTTTGGGGTCCTGGCTGCTTTTGACTCCGTTCGGAGTCTTGAGCGATTCTTTACATTCATCGGAATGTCTCCAAGTGTTATGCAAATGGTTCATCAACTTACTCCAGGGATTGGAGTTCGCTGATACCGGTGTTTCAGAGGCAACAACGACCTCCTCACACGGTTGGTGCCAAAGCTTTAAGCTAAATGGTGCGCTCAGTGCTGAAAGCACGACCACTAAAGCTGCAAGCCCGGCACTTTTGAGCCCTCGTTTGAGGACTCCAACCATAGAGGAAGTCATGCCTTCGATTGGTCATCCCAAAACGATGTGAAATCTGCATCGTTTAGGATGTGCATTGCGCGTTCGCGCAAAGACAGCTTTTGAGCCGCCGTACGTTCCTGCGCGCACGCAATTTCTATGCGCACAGTATCAACGTACGACGAGCCGTCGGCGAGGTCCAATGGGACCTTTATAACGACGGTGTTTCTCGCAGCTGTGTACCCACCGGGTGCCGAGGCCGAAGATTTAGGAGCTTTATAAGAGAAGTCGTAGGTTTCCTGATCGATAAGATCAGAACCATCGTCAAGATAGACGATGTGCTGCGTCCCCTCAGAGCTCTTGGTCAACAGACTAGTGGCAGAACCGCCAGATGGTGCGAAAGTCGCACCTATAGCAACAGAAGCTGAAGCTATTGTCATGGTTTATACTCCATGTGTAGTTAAGTGCTTCATTAGATCCTAAACCTTTGCAGGATTAGGGAAACCAAATCAGCAGTTGAGGTTAAATCTCCGATCAATCGCCCTGGTGTGAAACCAGGTTGAAGATCTCGGACGGATGGGTTCCAGGGAGTTCGTGTTTGGGTGTAGGTTGTTTCCTCCACCGTCGACGGACTTACCTGAATCGTATAACCGGTTGTTGTACGTGAGAGGAAACGGGTCTTCTTGACCTTCTCATCGCGTACAGTAAAATTACCGGCTAACACCTTCAACTCAGAGTCTCCTAGATTCATACCTGCCCGTATCATAGACGAGATGTCCGTGACGCGGTCAACCATAAAGGAAAACGGCAGTAATTGCCATATGGTATAAGGTATGTCTTTCGGAGTCAATCCTAAGGCCCAGTAAGTATCTTTTATGGGGTTATCCCACTCATAGATGATTACTGCATGCACCTTCTGCGACCTGGAGACATTGACGTCCCAGGTAGCTTTGTCGCTTGCGGACTTCACGCTTGTGTAATTGGACGATACATTGTCCTCATAAGCTGAGAATCCGCGTGCTACGACTCTCTTAGGATAGGTCTTCCTAGTATGAACGAAAGCCTGCACCGCGTCCCATGCTGATCGCACGAGAGGCGAGGCCGCGAATCGATACTCCAACCAGGTTGACGCGTGAGCGTCAAGGATCTGCTTGGTACTAGGGGCTCGTCCGCCCAAATATCTCTGCGATTTGCGGAGACCCCGGTAATCTGTTTTCTTTAACCGGGTTTGGTAGGACTTCCTAAATTTCTTCCCAAGGGATGCGAGGGAAGATAAGGGATTGCGGAGAAAACGGATAGTCTCTCCAATCTCACCCAAATCTTCGCCAAAGGCATACGGGCTTCTATCCATATTGGATAGTGCCACCAGTTTAGCCCTGGTTATCAGCTCTTCAACATCCTTACCCGAGCTTGGCTCAGGAGGATGCGCGAAGTACGTGCTGTTTAGCCAGTATCCTGTTAAGGGTCCGGTAAAATGGGCCCACGCAGAAGTGCTATTTTGTACCTGGTGGTACACGCCGGCGTCATCTTCGACGGTGGCGCTGTGCTCGTATGTACATGGCCAATTAACTATGCCGCCCGAGTTAATAACTTCTTGGTAATTCGGGGTCACGTAGTCCGAGATGGCCTCATCCTCTTTGTTAGTTTGGATGAGGCTAGTGCCCGGTGATGTATAAGAGTACGTGCGATAAAGGATATTAGGCACGTCTCGAATCGTCCTACTACGCGATCTGGCATAAGCAGTCATATTGGTGCTCCATGTGAGTTGATGTCAAATTCACTAGGGGAACAGACCCAGACCCCTCCGGGTCTGTCCACCTGTTCCGGATACACCTCAATTCATTTATTAGACGAATCGAGGCTATTCCGGTCCACCCCGCAAAGCTCCAGTATGTCGGAGATACCTTCGCAGGAAGCGGGGGGTTTCGTGAACCAAGGTTTACGAAGAAGAAGAGCGCAAGCGCGCTTAGTGTCAGGATGACACCAGAGGAGCACCTTCGGGTGCAATGGTCCGCCGGATCGGCAAGTCTTCGGACAAACTGATCCGTAGGATCGGCAGGCCTTCGGGCCGGTTGGTCCGCCGGGATGGGGCGCCTTCGGGCTAACCGGACCGTAGGATCGGCACATCTTCGGATGC